CTTCGCCAAGTAAAGACTTAGCGATGTTACCCATCGGCGTATCTAGGATTTGTGCCTTACCGATGAAGTTATGTCCTTCGGCGTGAAGACTTACAATTCTATGAGATACTCTATCGAGGTTGATAGTAGGACCATCTGGGTGACCGAGTTCTCCAAGAGCACGCTTTGGTTTTACATATTCTTCCGTGTATCTCTCTACCTCGCGGTTGAGAACTTCGAAAGGATATACACGACCATTACGGTTCTTTAGTTCTGACTGAAGAAAAACTCCTTCAATATACAGAAGCTTCTTTCCGTCTTTCTCCTCAGTGAGGATTTTTACGTCTTCAATCTGTTCCGTTATCAGTTTCATCGGTCTCTGGTTCTGTGGGTTCGTCAAAGAATGTTTGCGCTACAACTTGCTTATAAGTTGCCATAGCATCGGATGCTTTGGCAAAAAGCAAATCTTGAATAGCATCAATAGCAGATGCTCTATCGCTGTCGCTGATTTTGTTAATAATGTCAACGACACCTTGTTCAGTATTTTGTTCTGACATAATAATAGATCAATATATTTTATTTATTGTTTGTGGAAGGTTTAGGCATTTGCTTTGCCTTTGAAACTTCTCTATCTACACTTGCATCAGCAGCTTCTGGTTCTCTTTCGGCGCTGTCTTGAGCTTGAATTTCTCCAATTTCTGGAGCGAATGCAGTATTTTGTTGCTGCATCGTATCCATAATATTTGTTTGAGCTGGATCAATAGCAAGACCAGCAGCAATCTCTGCTTTCATCTGCTTATCCATTTCCTTATAGTCTTTATCTTTTTGACCAAGGATATGACGACGGACATACTCAACTGAGAAATACTTACCAACAAAAGGATCCATTTGAGTAACAGACATCATGCGCTGATTCATCATTTCAATTTGTTTCAGTTCGTTGAAATGATTATCAAACAGATAGTCATACTGGATGTGTTCCTTCATATCATCCCAGTCTTCTGGTGAGATGATACCTTTTAGAATCAGTTGTGTTTTGAGAACATCGTGGAATAGTTCGCTGAATCGCTTGCGGAGACGACCGATGAACTTAGTAAACTTGAGTTCATCCCTAAGAACCTCTGTGGTCTTACCAAGATTAAACCCTTTGTTGTCATCCGTAAGGCGGGAAGGTGGTAGGTTGAGTGAGTTGTAAAGCTTCTTCTTGAAATACTCAACATCCTTGAGTTCACCAAGGTTCTGACCGCCTGGGAGTGTAGTAATCTCAGTTCCTCTACCACCTTCACGGCGAGGAAGCCAGAAGTCTTCAAGCATCGACATATGCTTTTTATCATCACGCATCTCTCCCGTTTGCGCGTCATATACAAGTTTATTTCTGTAACGTGACATGACATCACGCAGATATTGTTCTGCTTTTACCTTAGGTAGATTGCCTACATCGATGTAGAAAATTCTACGTTCTGGTGCTCGTGATAGTCTGTAGATAACAAGAGAATCTTCGATCATGCGAAGTTGATTGAGAGACTTGATTGCCTTATGGAGGAAACCAAGAACCATTCTCTTGTTTAGATCTTGGAGACCTGAAGGAACAAAGGTGATTGAATCGGTTGCCATTTTCACGCCTTGTGAAAGTGACATATCACCAACTGGTCCTAAGACTCCGCCCTTATAAAATCCTTTTGGATTATAGAGATAATAATCTACAAATGTTCCATACTCATACTCAAGAGCCGTGCCTTTGATTGCTGCACGGGATAGAGAATCTTTTGGAGTATTGTCGATTTTCTGACGGACCTTCTTGATCTTCATCGGATCGATATAACGAAGTTCCGTAATTCCTTTCTTTGGATTATCTAAATCGATAACTTTGTGGTAGAATAGTCTACCGTCGATATACCAAGTTCTAACAATCTCATGTGCGCGATTGTCAAAATTTAACAAACGTTTGATGTATTCAAATTCATTACGAATTTTATTTTTTACTCCAGATCCAACATCCAGATTATCCAAGTTGATTTCTACTGGAGTATCATGAGCATCGCTAACGATAAACTCATTCACAACTTCGTCAATTGCACTATCCACTTCTGGATGTAATGCCATATCACGATAACGACGGATCATCTCAAACTCGTTGCGAGCTTGATTGTCCGTCTCTACATATGTTCCGTAATACCCACCAGCAGCAACTGCGATAGGTTCATCAGCAGAAGGAGGGACAGGGGATTGTCCCTTCTGTCCCTCCTTTCTATTGATTTGGAAGCCAAATAACTGACTCATGATTAACTTATGTGCTTCCAACTATTTATCAGACTACTGGAATGCTAGAAACTTCGCCTCTAGATCCAGTTGGTGCTTCTGCTGTGAAGAATGAATACTGCCACTCAACGGTGAATTCTTCAATCTGATCGTTGCTATCATAAGCAAGATCAATCTGAGAAACGTTGGTTGGGAAGCAGTGCTTAAGAATATATCTCCTTAAGATTTCACCTTCTGGCTTTTCTGACTTCTCAAGCTGATCAACCTGAAGTTCTGCCATATATCCTTCAGATCTATTTGGACGGAATAGGGGAGCAGTATTGCCATCATGTGTGTTGATGCTATTCGCCCACTCCTCAAAATATGTACGGAGTTTAAAGTCCTTATCGTTGAAGAATGTGGTAGTCCAAGTATCAAAGGTTCTGTCACCTGCGATCTTAACTGTTCTTCCACGGAAAGGAACTTCGATAACTCCTAGGTTGGAACCTGGAAGTGCTGCTGACTTACAAAGAATATTTGTAAGATTTAGATCCTTTCCTCCACTAATTCTCGATGGAAACTGAATATTGACCAGGAACATATTGGGCTTTACGCCCTGACCAATAGTGCTTAGAAACTGACTTACGTTTGACGATGCCATTTGTTTTTACCTCTGTGATGTTTTTATCTATTACTAATTATCTACCGATAACTTCAGCAAACGTAACGCCCGTTCTTGTAGCAGTTACAGTAACTGTTACGTAGTTAATGGAACGTGTTGGCTTGAGGTAGAGTTCAGCAACAAACTCATTTCTATCAATAATTTCAGGTGTATTGTTGCTCTCGTCGCAAACAACTAAGAAGTCTGTAACTCCTCTACGTGCTTGCACTTCTGATAGGTATGAACCGATCGAAGCAGCAAAACCAGAACGAGTTGTGGTATCATTCTGCTCAAACAGAACTGACTCTGCTAGTGCTCTTGCTCTCTTCTCAACGTTGAGGAATAGACGACGAACGTTGATTCTATCAAAAGCAGAAGGTGAAGCAAGACCAGTCTTATCGCCAAAGAGAACAGGACCAGAACCTGGGAATGAAACGATTGGGTTGATTCTTGATGTGTAAAGATCGTCTCTTTGTGCCTTGTTAGGATTGAAAGCGAGCTTCACAACGTTCTGAAGACCACCGCGATTTAGACCTGCTGGTGAGAACCAATCATCTAAAACTGCAGAAGTTGAAACACATAGACCAGCAACATCACCGTTGCAACCGATATAACGGTACTTATCGTTAAAGCGATCGTAGGTATACTTGACACCGCTATCAAGAACAACATATGAAGAAGAACCAATATTGTCGAAAAAGTCAATAGTTCTTGATAGTTGCTCTGCGGGAGTTAGAGCTGCTCCACCAGAGGTAGCAACTTGAGCTCCAACATATGGAGAGATGAAAGCGATACAATCCTTTCTGCTGTTGGCAATAGCAGCTACTGCTTCTGCCTTAGCAATAGTATCATTCTCATTACCCATAGAACCACCCATTAGGATGAAGTCAACTTCGGTTGCTTCTGTGTCTAGGAACTCATCATATGCAGATTGAATTTCTCCTGGGGTGTAGGCATAATCATCATTTCCACCAGATAGTGAACCACCTGCAGTAGGAAGAACTCTTGCAAGTTCTAGAGGTGCAAGAGCAGTAGCGCCATAAGAAGCAGAAGCAGCACCAGAGGATTCTCCAGATACAGTTTGCTCAGATGCACCAAGATCTACACCAGCATAGATGTATCTTGAAAACTCATTTACGTAATCATGCCAGTAGGTTGAATTGCCTTCTGGTGATTTAGCATCAGTTAGTTTCGAAAGATATGTCATTCTCTCAACAACTGTATTTGATGCTTCGTCAATAACAACAACATGAACTTCGTCGTATGAAAGATAACGCTCTGCAGCAAATGCTGAAGTTCCAGGACGAGGAGCTATTGCTTTATAAGTTAATCCAGTTGTTCCAATTGCAGTATCATTCCAATCAGAATTAGTGAATGCAGTAATGGTTTCGCCAGTACCAGCAGTTGGAGCAGCAGCACCCTTGATGATTCTGAAAACGCTTGGGCTTACAACTTCATAAACTTCATGCGTAACAGAATCGTCATCGGTGTATGTATCTCCAGGATCAAAACCGTGGGCAGCTTTGGTTACCGTATAATCTGGACCGCGATCAACGATCACAACACGTAGGTTGTTGCCGTCTGCACCAGCGTAACGAGCAACAAACTTTTCTGAAGTTACTCCTGCTTCGAAAGATTCTCTATTTGCAACAAGAACACCAGTTCCAGATAGAGTTGCGTTTTTAACTCCAGTTGCGGCACGAACAACTGCTAGTTGTCCACCGTAACGGAGGAACTCGGATGCAACCAACCAATCAGCAGCATTTGCCTCAGCTGGTGTACCGAAAGTGTCAATCAGTTCTCTCTCAGAACCGATTGGTGTAATTTTGCCTACTGGTCCAGTACGGAATGATGAAGCAAAAGCACCAACAATTGCCTGTGCTCCTACAACTACCGCATTGGATAAATCACTTTCCCTAATAACAACACCAGGCGAGACTTGACTTGCCATGTTTTTACCTCTTAGATATCAAATTTATCTAAATCTATTTAGATTTTCCTCTCTTTCAAACGGGGAAACTGTGCATGAACTACCAGTCTGGATATCCCCAATCTGCAAATGGATCTCTTTTCTTTCTAGAATCCATCACCCTTTTCACAGTACAGTCTTTACATTCATACGAATATGCTGAAGGGAGATATTTCTTGTGCTTCCTAACAACATAATAATCTGTGAGAAGATCTTTAATTTGACCACAAACTCTACACTTCCTATCTTTGAATAGAAGATGTTCTAGTTCAAATTGATCTCCAAGTTCCATCAGTAGTTCCACATATAACTTACTTCTTCCTGAGTATTTCCATACTCCCATAGCGATCCATCAGCATCAATATAGGTATCGTCGCCCAACCCGTCATCGATAAAACCAAAGGGAGCCATATC